ACCGTGGCCGCTGCGCCGGGCGCCAAGGTGCTGACCGTGGTGTTGCGGATGCTGAAGGCGGCGCCGGTCGCGCCGGTGTTGCCGGTGTCCCCCTTGAGGCCGGTCTCGCCCTTGGGCAGGCCCACGGCGAGATCGAACTGACCGGGCGTGCCGGTCGGGGTCGCCGTGACGGTGGCGGCCGCGCCGGGCGCCAAGGTGCTGACCGTGGTGTTCCGGATCGTGAAGGCAGCGCCAGCGGGGCCGATCGCCCCGCGCTTCAGGTTGACCACTGGAGCGGCCGGGGACGGCTGAGCGGCGCCGATGCGGGTGCCGAGGACGGTGATTTTCCTGGCCATCAGAGTGCCCCCTTCTTGGCGGTGAGGCCGAAGCGCTCGTCCAGGGTGATCGGGTCGAGAGTCTGCACCTCGCCGCCGGCGTCGGCCATGGTGATCTCGAGCTGCAGTCCCTTGCCCACCCACCAGTTCTTGCCGAGGCTGGCGGAGCCGGGCAGGTGCAGCTCGATCCCTGTTTCGGTGCCGGTGTCGTAGCTGGTCAGGGGCAGATAGGTCTGCCACTGCTCAAGGCGCGGGTCGCTTGCGTCCAGCGCAAAGGCGGCGATGACACGGCGCTGCGAGCCGTAGCTGAAAAACAGGTAGGCCGAGATGCCGGGGTAGTTGTCCAGGCTGTCGCCCTCCTCGAGGCCCATGGGGATGGAGAGCAGGATGTCGGTGCCGAGCGGGATCATGTGGCCACCATGAATTCGGTGTCGTTGTCGAAGATGAAGACTCGCAGCACCAGGCCGCGGGGGGCGACGGTGGTGTAGGTGTAGCGCCGGCAGGTGCGGCCGAACTGGCGGATGATCTCGTCCATCAGGGCGCCGTTCTGGCTGATCGCGCCGTCGCTGACCTCGAGCTGGATCACGTCCCAGTTGGTGGCGTCGTTGCGCTCCAGCTGGCCGATGTAGCCGATCTGCAGGCGCTGCCAGATGCGCTCGAAGCCGGCCTTGCTGCCAGCGTCCTGGGCGTTGGCCAGGGCATGCACCACCCTCAGGCGATACAGGCTCTCTGGCTCGCCGGCGAGGCGGTTGATGTCGCGCTGCCAGGCCATCAGGTCGACCAGGAGCAGCGGCGCCGTGGCAGCGTCCTGCTGCAGCGGCAGCGCCTCAAGCCAGCCCTGCACCATGTTCCACCAGGCGTGGCAGAGATTGCCGATCTTGGCGAACTCCCCCGCCCCTTCCCAGAAAGGCAGGGCGACGGCTTCGCGCTCGGTGACCGGCTTGCCCAAGATGTTCGGGGCGCCCATCTCAGCCTCCTGTCACGGTCAGGGTGTTGATGCGGGGCACCGACAGGGTGCTGACGATGTCGCCTTGCCCCCAGACCAGGCTGAGGATCTTGGGGAACTCGGCGTGCAGCTCCTTGGCGAGCAGCGAGAACGAGAAACGGGAGTAGGGCAGGACCTTGGTGACCTTGCCGTCGTAGCCGCTGTTCTCGCGGAAGGCGCAGCGGATGAAGTTACCGATGTCGGTCAGCATCTGCGTGCGGGCCGCGCCCTGCACCGAGGTGTCGAGGTAGGCGGTGACGGTCAGGGTGTAGTTGGTCGTCGGCATGGCCTTGACCTGCAGGTCATCGCCGTGGCCGTGGTTGCCGTCGGTGGTGATCGCGGTGTTCAGGTCCGCCAGGATCGCCGTCGGCGTGGTGCCGGCGTCGAAGACGATGTAAGCGTCGGCCGAGCCCGGGCCGCGGGGAATGGCGTGGTCGAAGTAGATCCGGTCGACCCGGATGCCGCTGCGCTCGGTGATGATGCTCTTGTACTTGGCGTCGGTGTGCCAGGCCCCGACGGCGGCGAACTGGTTGCGCACCCGCAGGCGCAGCTCCTCATCCGTTTCTTCGTCGGCGCCGGGCGTGCCCAGCCAGTCGGCCGCGTTGGTGACCGTCTGCACTCCCGGGACGATGTCCTCGAAGATGGCGTAGTAGCCGGTGCCCAGGTTCCAGGCGGCGCCGGCGCCCTCGGCGGTGCAGGCCACCTGCAGGGTGCTGACGCCGATCCCCATCACCGCCTCGGCGTCGGTCTTCAGCTTGCGGACCACACCATTGATCGCGGCGCTGCGCACCCGCGTCCCGGCCGGGATGGCCAGGGCGCCGGAGGTGTCGGTGCGGGTGAAGGTGAGCGAACCTTTTGCGGCGGCCGCAGCCTTGCGCTCCACCCCGTAGGAATAGGCCAGGGCGTCCAGCCACCAGCCGGCGGCAGTCTTGACGTAGAGGTTGGGGACGATGCGACGGATCAGGAAGGCGACGCACCAGATGGCCGGCTTGATGCTCATCGCCTTCACCGCCCGCCAGAAGGGCGAGTAGTCCGAGGTGTTGGCGACGGCGATGCCGGAGCTCGCCGCCAGGGTGGTGAATTCAGCCTGCAGTGCCGCCTCGGAAGTCGGCAGGCCGGCTTCGGTGAGGGCGTCCCGGATCTCCGTTTCCGCCGGGCTCAGGTTGTTCAGGTCGAGAATTTCAGCCATGGGGATACCTCAAGAAACCGAAGCGTTGATGGTGAGGCGGCCGAACTCGTAGGTGTCGGCCAGGAGATTCCAGACGCCGGGTTCGCCGGCGGGCTCGATGTCGACGCTTCCGGGGATGATGCGGCGGTCGGCCTCGACCAGGAGGACGATGCGCTGCAGCCAGAGGCGCCGGCGCTCGCTGCTGCGCTCCGCCACCAGGGGCGGCAGATAGCCGCTCTCGCGGATGGCGTGGAGGATGTCCTGGGCGATGCAGTCGCGGTCGGTGACCATCAGCGGCAGGCCGTCGGCGTCGAGGGTGAGGTCGTCGCCGGTGATCAGCAGGTCGGAGTAGGTGCTCATCAGCTAAACCCCGTCTGCAGGTGCGCCATTTCCTCGAGCCAGGCGCGGCTCGGTGGGGCGGAGGTGTTGATGACGACGCCGCCCATGTTGGCGATCTTGGTGTTGGTGCTGACCGAGTTCTTCAGGCCGCCGGCTGGGAGCGTCGCCTTTGCGGGAGTCGCAGGCGGCGTCGGCTTCGCGGCTTCCGCAAGGCTTTCGGTCCTGTTGGTGAAGGTGAAGTTCTTCAGCCCGCCGAAGCCGGGGATGTTGCCGAGCTTCTGAATCATCCCTTCGAGCCAGGCCAGCACGCCGTCACCCTTCTTGAGCAGCCAGTCGAAGGCGCCGGAGAAGCCGGCCACCACGCCATCCCACAAGCTCTTGAGGCCGCCGAAGACCATCTTGACGATTTCCCAGAGGGTGAGGAATCCTTCGATCAGGAATTTCCCCACCGAGGTCTGGGTGAACCAGTTCCACAGGCCCTTGGTGAGCTCCCACCAAAGCTTGAAGATGCCGATGACGACTGTGACCGCGAACTTGACTGCGTAGAGGCTCAGGATCATCGGGAAGAAGATGATCAGGAAGACGCGTCCAAGGGCGCTGTCGGTAAACCAGGCCTTGAGCTTGCCCCAGTGGGAGATCACCGCAACGATGGCGGCGATCAGGGCGACGATACCGAGCACCACCAGGCCCACCGGGTTGGCGGCCATGGCGGCGTTGATCGCCCACTGCACCGCGGTGTAGGCGGTGCCGGCTGCCGTCCAGGCCACCATCACCAGCTGCGCCACGCCGGCGCCGATGGCGAAGGCCGAGACAGCGGCGGTGATGCCGATGACGGCGAGGGTGACGACTCCGAGCACCTGGCCCAGGGTCTTGTGCTCGTCGAGCCAGAGCGAGGTCGCCGAGACGGCGCGGCTGAGCATCGCCACCATCGGCGCCAGGATCGGCGCGATCAGCTGGCCGAACTGGATCCGCGCCGCTTGGACGCTGCCGCTGAGCTTGTCCCAGGAGTCGACCATGGAATCCGCCATGTCGACGGCGGGGCCGAAGCCCTGCACGGCGCCCAGCTGGCCGATGCTGCTTTTCAGGTCGCCGGTCTTGCCGATCAGGTTCTTGATCAGCGCCACGGCTTCGTCGCTGCCGAAGGCCTTCTTGAGGGCGTCGCTATCGGCCACCTTGCTGATGTCGCCGAAGCGGCCCTTGAGCTTCTCCAGGATCGTCACCATCGGCAGCATCTTGCCGTGGCTGTCGGTGAAGCGCATGCCCAGCTCCCCTTGCGCCTGGCCGACGCCGGCCAGGAAGGCCTTGTACTTGGTCGCGGCGTCACTGCCGCCCATGGTCGCCTGCAGGGTGCCGAGGATGCCGATCTGTTCATTCATGCCGATGCCGGCGGCCTGGGCCGTGGAACCCAAGGCCGAGAAGGCCTCGGCCATGCCGCCACCGGTGGTCTTGAACATGCGGACGGCCAGAGCGGTCTGGCCGGTGAGCTGCTGCACCCACTCGGCCTTGCCCATCTTCTCGGCGTCCTTGGTGAAGATGCCGTACATGGTGCCCATGTAGCTGGTGATGGTCGCGGCGTCGCTCTTGGTGCCCTTGGCGAGGATGGCGCCGGCTTCGGTGAACTTGGCCAGCTCGCCGTTGCGCAGGCCGCTAATCGCCGACTGGATATCGTAGCTGGAGCGGATGAAGTCGGCCGCCGCGCCGCCGTAGCTGCGGGAGAAGTTCAGGGCGCTCTTCTCCAGGGCCTGCAGCTCCTCCTCGGCGACGCCGAGAGAACGGGTCTCGCCCAGGGCCTTGGAGACTTCGCGGGCGGGGCTGACGATGGCGTAGAGGCTGGCTCCGGCGCCGGCCATGCCGACAGCTCCCTTGGTGATCGACTCGATCCCCTTGCCCGCCTGTTCCTGCATCTTCTTCAGCTCGCCGATGACGCCACGAGCGGGCGCGCTGACCTTGTCGATCAGCGAGGCCATGAAGCTCAGTTTCTCGGTGGCGCTCATCTCGTTTATTCCCCTTCAAGGGCCAGGGCGATCCCGGCCGCGACGACTTGTTTCATTCCTTCCCAGTGGAGCTCCTCGAGGTACATCGCCTCCGCCATCGTCTGCTCACTCACCGGCTCCCGGGGGAACCACTTGCGGCAGAGGATGCGGCGGCGGCTGAGCTCGTTGCTTCTCAATCCGGCGAGGAGCTCGTCGACTTTTTTACGCTGATCTCGACCTTGGGCCGGAACTCCTGGATCACGGTGCCGGCGATCTCAGAAGCGAGGCCGTCCTCGCAGAACCCCAGGAGCTGCTCCTTCTGCTCGGCCTTGACCGTGCGGCGGAGGAGGTTCTTGGCAGGGGCCGAGATGCCCTTGCCGCTGGCGAGCTCGTTCTGGAAGTCCTCGTACTCCTTCAGGCCGACGTTGAATTCGAGCTCGATCTCGCCGATCGTGAGGGTGATCTTCTTGGTCTTGGACATGGCTTAGCCTTTCTGCTGGGCTTTGATGTAGGGGATGCCGTCGATGTTGACGAACTCGGGTGCGGTGACGACGAAGGGGACCGAGCGTACCGACTTGTCGGAGCTGCCCTTGTCGACGTCGAGGAGCTTGGCCAGGGTGATCTTGCAGCCGAAAGCCTCGACCTTGGTCTCGTCGTCGCCGGCCTTGGCGTAGGCGACGATGTCGAAGGGGGCGAGCTCCTGCCAGGAGCCGGCGGACTGGGCGGCCGACTTGAGCTTCTTGAACTCGTCCAGGCCGATCGAGAGTTCTCCCTTGGCCGAGACCTCGCCGAGGAGCCAGCCGTCCGGCCGGCCGTTCTTCTTGGCGAAGGTGGTGCCGTCGTCGATGTCCAGGCTCATCTTGTCGCACACGATGTCGGTGTCGCCGACGGTGATCGAGAAGGAAAGCGAGTTGATACGCTGTCTGCCGCTGGTGCTGTTGCTCATATCAGGCGACTCCTCTGCTCAGGTCCAGGCCGAGCCAGACCGTGATTTTCTTGGGGTTCTGGTAGGGGGCGGCGGTGATGCCGACCGCGACCTCGGTCTGGCTGGTCCAGGTGATGGCGATGTCGCCTCCCTCCGGGGGCTGAATGAGGCCGGGGATCTCGCCGGCGCCGATGACGATCGGCCGGGCGGCCTCACGCAGGGGGCGGCCGAAGTAGGTCTTGTGGAGCTCGATGCTCTTGCTGGTGCTGTTCAGCAGGCGGTTGGCGATGCGGGCGATGACCAGGACGCGGACGCGGCGGGCCAGGTAGTCCATCACCCTCAGGTTTTCGAAGACCTGGAAGTCGCCGCTCTCGTTGTCCAGCATCATGTGGTCGGCCCAGAAGGTGCCGTTGTAGCCGGCGTACCACTGGGGCACCGAGAAGCGGGCGTCGCTGAGCTCCTTCATGTCGGCCATGTTGATGTAGGCGTTGGCCGAGTCCTTGGGCTTGGGGCCGAGGCCGATCAGGGCGCCGGTGGCGGTACGCATCGGGCTGTCGGCCAGGGAAGCGGCGGGATTGCAGAGGCGGCCGATGACGACGCCGAGGTTGTTGCCGTGCAGCTGCGGCACAAGGGAGACGCGGGCGGCGACGACGGCGTTGTTCAGCGCCTTGATCGCCGTCTTGTAGGCGCTCCAGGTCTGGGTCAGCGGGTCGATGCCGGCGACGGCCATGTGGCAGGAGAGGTAGACCGCGTATTTGCTCAGCATGGTGTTCATCGCCGTCTGGGCGGCGGTGACGTCCGCCTGGGCGCTGACCACGGGGCAGATGACCACGCCCTCGATGGCGAGCTGGGGCGACTCGGTGAAGACGCGGTCGAGCTCGACCTTCCAGTCGTCGGTGCCGACGGTGATCGGCATGGCGTAGCAGACGAAGTTCGGGTCGGCGGCGTTGGCGATGGCCGCCTTGAGCTGGGTCTTCAGGTCGCTGCTGCCGCTGCCGAGCAGCGTGTCGAGGTCAGTCTGCGGGCCGATGGTGAGCAGCTCCTTGTTGTGGCTCGAACTGGCGGCGACGCCGAAGAACAGGAAGCAACGCTCGGTGGCGGCGAATCCGCCTCCCTGGTTGTTGACGGTGAGAACACTGACGGTTCCGATGCCCATGGTTATCTCCTTTTGCGGGTGAACTTTTCGATGATGATCTTGCGGAGCTCGCCCATTTCCGCCTTGGAGACGCCAAGGAAGGGGCGGGCCGGGAGCGGGATATCCCAAGCCTGGGGCTTGGCATCCTTGGCGGGGGTCTTGCCCATCTTGCGGAGGATCATCTCCGCCTGGGCCGAGCTCATGCGGGAGCGGATCCAGGTGTAGTCGCGGCGGATCTGGCCGCCGCTGCCGACCTTTTGGAAGAAGCCGAGGCGCACCAGGTCGGTAGCCTGCTCATGCGTCGCCGGGGCGCGGATGCGGCCGGTGCTGTGGGCCTGGCGCTTCTCCTGTTGCGCCTGCAGCTCAATCCAGCGCTTGAGCTCGCGCTGGCCTTCCGGGCTCCGGTTGTCCCAGCGGCCGGCGACGCCGAACTGGTGGCGGTAGGCGATCTGGGCCGTCATGTCGTTGGGCCAGGTGACCAGGCCGCCTTCGGGGCTGGGGATGACCTTGATGATGTTGCCGAAGGGGCTGCTGGAGGCGGCCATGCGGCGGAGCATCCTGGCGTTCTTCAGCGCCGCCTTGCCGGTGAGGCGCTTGGGATTGGCGGCGAAGCGCTTACGCGGGGCCATCGCCTGGCCGTCCACCGTCACCTGGGACTTCAGGTGCTTGCGGGTGGCGGAGACGACGGCATTGCCCAGGGCGTAGTGCAGGCGGCGGAGGTCCTCCTCGCTCTGCACCAGCAGCAGCAGGTGCTGCCGGATCTCCTCGCCGCCGTGAACCTTGATGCTGATCATGTGCGGCCGTGCTCCACCGTGCCGTGCTCGGCGATGAAGAGGGCGTAGTCGCCGGGGGAGTAGCGCTTGCCGCCGAGCTCGAGGAGGCCGTCCGGGTCTTCCTTGAGGTGGAAGGTGTCGTTGAACTCGGCAGTGATGACGACGCCGGTGTGGTCCTCGGACTCTTTCTGGAACAGGAACTTGGGATCCTGAAGAGCCAGCCGTTCGCGATTTTCGTCCTTGGTGATCTGGGTTTGGACCAGGAGCAGGAGCAGAGGGACGGAACGGCTGGGCAGAGTGTCGATGTAGAGGCTGGCGGTGTAGCGGAAGTTCAGGAAGGCGATGCCGGTCGCGGGCTTGCCCTGGGCGTCGAGGCCCTCGACATCGAGGCCGCCGGCGGAGCTGGCGGAACCGCTCTCGACCTCGATGTCGATATTGGCGGCATCGACGCCAAGCACCTTGGCGTGGGCGAGGATCACCTCGACCAGGGCCTTGGAGGAGTTGTGGCCGAGGGGGTTCATGCGAGGTAGACCCCGACGCGGGGCGAGCCGATCAGGCGGCGCAGGGCCGTCGCGGCTTGCGCGTGGTAGTCGTCTCCCATCTCGGGATCGGACTTGGCAAGCATGTCGGCCTCGGCCTTGCGGCTCATGCTGCGGTTCTCCGGCATGAGCTGCGCTTTGGCGGTGCAGTAGACGGCGCGGAGGAAGAGCCATTCCTTGACGCTGATCCCGTTGACCTTCTCGGCCGGGACCGCGGCGAGGGAGGCGAAGCCGGCGCCGACCTGCTCGGCCTTCCAGGTGCCCAGCTCGGCCATCATGGCGATGTAGGCGAGATTGAGCGCGCTTTCGACCGTCACTGCCGGCATGTCGCTGGGGATGCGGTACTCGCGGCAGAAGGCCTCGGTGCTGACCGCCGGCCAGAACTCCGCCACCGCGACGGTCTGCTCCGGCGAAGGGGCGTAGCTCTTGGCGTTGAAGTCGTAGTCGAAGGTGCTCATGGGGCCTCGGGGAAAAGAGCTGGGGGTGTTCTGGTCGTCTGGGATTTAGGGCGAGCCCGTCCCAGGCGCTCAGGCACCCGCAGCCGGGGGGGGAGGTGTTTGCCTGGCGACGATCTTCTCAAGCCGCTCGAGGGCGGTCTTGATCGAGGCACCGGGATCGAGGGTGAGGACGCGCCGGAGGAGCTCGAGGGCCGCGGCGGGCTCGGAGTCCTTGAGGGTGTCGGCCTTGAGGCGGAGGAATTTGGCGAGGATCTCGTCGTGGACCTGCCAGGCGCCGCCGTCGATCAGGGCCAGGACGGCGCCGAAGTGCGGCTCGATCGGCTGTTTCAGGGTGAGCTGCTGCTTGGCCCATTCCAGAGTTGCGTCGGCCGCAAAGGTGGCGATGTCGCGGCGGGTGAATCGCTCGGGGAGCTGCTGTTTCTGGCTGGCGGCCAGGGTGGCCAGGCGCAGGGCCTGCTCGAGCTCGCCGATGTCGAAGAGCCAGATCATGACTTCGACCAGGACGGGGTTGGCGTAGCAGTCGCCGGCGGCGATGTACTTGTCGAGGTGGGCGCGGTACTGCGGGATCAGCTCGTCGGCCTTGACCTTGTTGCGGGCGCTGCCCTTGGGCCGGCCGCCGAGGCGCTTCAGGTCGTTTTCCAGGGAGCTGAGCAGCAGGTCGAATTCGCGGTTGGCCTGGCCGCCGACGGCCACGCTCTTGGCCTCGGCTGCTGCCTTGGCCTTGGCGTCAATGACACCTTGGCGGTAGCGCCAGGCGGGGTTGGGGTGGGAGTTACTCATCGGGAGGTTCCGGGGCTGTGTGGGTGAGCTCGTCGAGAACGGCGAGGAGGAAGTAGAGGATCTTCATGGGGGGCTTTGCGGCGGGCGCAGCTCAGGCGCTGCGCCCGCCTCGGCGCTTACTCGAAGACCACCTTGCTGTCGTCGATGGCGACGGCGGCCTCGAGGTTGGCGATCATGTAGGCTTCGTTCATCGAGATGTAATCCTCGACCTGGTCCTTCTTGGGATTGTCGACCGACTGGCGGCGGACGCTCGAATCCTGGAAGTAGATGTGGAGGTTGGCGGGGTCGATGATCAGCAGGCCGTTGTCCGGGAAGGTGGGGACCATGACCGATTCCAAGCCGCCGTAGGATTTGCCGAGGACCTTGATAGCGTTCTTCTCGGTGGGGGTGCCGGCGTGGTCAATCAGCATCTTGCCGGTCTCCCAGGCGACCAGGCCCTGGCCGATGATGGCGACCTCATTGCCGGTGCGGTGCTCCTCGGGGATCAGCGAGAACAGGCTGAAGACCAGGTGGTCGAGGTTCTTGTAGTCGCCGGTGGGGCCGAGGTTGATCTGGCCGGCGGCGCCGGTGCCGGTGGGGCTGATGTAGTGCTCGGGCTTGTTGCTCTTCAGGTCGAAGATCCAGCCCTTGTTGACGTCCTGCAGCTTGGTGTTGGTAGCGCGGTCGGTGGTGGCGGCCTGCGAGGTGCCGTACCAGCCGATCAGGAGGCGGTCCAGGCCGATGCGCTGCTGCACAGCCTTGGAGTAGCGGGCCTTGAAATCGGGGTAGCGAGCCCAGGTGTCCATCAGGCTGTAGGGGATGGCGACATCGAAGTTGGTCTGCTTCATGGCATACTGACGGCCATCCGGGCCGCCGGCACGCTGCGGCGAGCGCTCACCGGTGCTGCTGGTATCAGTGCGGCCGGCGACGGTCGAGAGGATCGACATCCGCAGGACCTCGCCGACCAGGTCGACGCGGGGAATGACGGTGATGCGGCTGAGGAAGCCGACGCTCTTCTGGATGGCGTCGTTGAGTTCCTGCGCCATCGGGGTGGTGGCGGTGAACTGCTGGGAGGCATTGTCGGTGCCGTAGGACTTGGCCATGGCGGCCTGGAGGGCGTTGAAATGCTTGCGGGTGTCGATGCGCATGGGGATTTC